GGTGGTATTTATCTCCATCATTGTATAACATCATTTCAAATAATTCTTCTGCTTTTTGTTTTGGACTGTTCATATTTATATGTTTTTAAATATATTTTGTTTATTTGCTTCTATTTATATTCTTTTACATCTAATTTTTATGTCGCTTAAAGTGTCGTTTAATGCACTTTTTGGTACAATAAATTGGATTATGCACTTTTGTATGTTCAATAATGCAAGATATTGCACTTTATAATGTGTCTTATAAGTCACACAAATTGCTATAATTGTGACATTAATGACTCGTTACTCATTCATATTTGTTTTTTATTAATCAATATTTAGAAAAATTCATGCAAAATGTAAATCAAATAATTCATAATATGTAAGCTATTGTAACAAATAAAGTTTAATAATGTTACAATATGCGCAGTATAACTTCTTAATTTGGCACTATTTTAATACCGATTTCGTCATAAAATATTCTTTATGTCGGAAATATACCGAATTATCATCATTACATTTACACAATATTTTCATTTAAAATATAACTTCTCCATTGATTAGCCATTGCTTTTGCTATTCCTGGAAATGTTTTACTTCTTAATTTAGACCTTTCTTCTTTTGTTTTTGATTCAGTAAATGCTTTATAATACCATAAAGGCTGCTTTTTTATTTTACCTGTTTTACCATCTACCCATTCAAAAAACTCTCCATTAGAAGTATGTGTAACTTTACTATCAAAAAGATTTGGTTTATCATTATGATATAATGGTGGCAGATTCTTTAACCATAAACAAGTAGTTTTCTGTGCTTTATCTCCGAAATAAAATGGCTGAATAACTTGACTAGGTTTTTTATAAATATTTGACATTATACCTACAGGATTTTCTATTGCTATTTTATCTATTGGAGCATTTGCTATTTTCATAAAAAAATCTATACCTTCTTGTTGCCTTCCATCTTTTCTTTTTTCCTCAAACCACGCTGCACCACTTATTGCTAAATGAGTGCAGGGTGGAAAGGCTATCATTAAATCCCAACCTTTATCAATAACTTTAAAAATATCTTCTTGGTAATGCCATTCAGGATGACCGCCTGAGCATTCTTGTATATCACAACTAAAGGCTTCTATACCTAATTTTCTAAATTCAATACATACCGCCTGGCTTTCTTCACAAGCTATTAATACTCTCATAATAATTCTTTAAATTCCATTCTTTCTCCAATAAATTGGAATGGTATGTTTTTTAAACTTCCGTGCCTGTTCTTAGCAATCTTAACTATACATTTTCCTTCTGAATTATGTGTCATACCATCAACTTCTATTTCTCTTATTCCGTATGTCTCAGGTCGCATTAAAAAGATAACTGAATCAGCATCTTGTTCTATACCACCGCTTTCTCTAAGGTCTGAAAGTTGTGGCATTTTGTCGTTACGACTTTCAACCGCTCTACTTAATTGACTTAATGCAAGTACTGGTATATTTAATTCTTTAGCTATTATTTTACAACCCCTACTAATTTCTGCAATCTCACTTTCTCTATTACCTTTCCTATCTACTCCGCTCATAAGTTGCAGATAATCAATACATAAGAACTCAATTTGGTATTTTCTTTTAAGGATTGCAGCCTTGCTTCTAAGGTCTCTAATGTTTAAACTTGGTGTGTCATCTATGTATAATTTTGCTTTCTGCAACCTTTCCTCTGAAGCCATTAACATAAACTTTTGCGCTTCTGTAAGTTTATTAGTCCGTAAATAATGGTGGGCAATCCCTGAATCCAAACTAATTAATCGGTTAACTAATTGCTCTCCACTCATTTCTAAACTAAATATCCCTACTGGCTTGTCTTGTTTAAGTACGTTTAAAATTGCATTTAACATAAAAGCAGTTTTACCTTGTGCCGGTCTTGCTGCTAGAATTATTAAATCAGGATTAACCCATCCGCTTATGTACCTATTTAAACTCTGCCATCCTGTATCTATTCCTATTTGACCGTTCTCAATTACCGCATCCCTTTCTTTTGCTAGGCTCATAATGTAATGCGCCATCCCTTTCTCACTATTTTTATAAATGCTTTCCTGTGCATTTAGAATCTTAGTAGCTGCAGTATTTAAATGGTTCTCAATCTCGCCTACATAAGAATCATTAATTAATTCTTGACCTATTACTATTCCTTTCCTTTGCAAATAACATTGCTGCAGTATTAATATCCAGTCATTCATTGAACTGCTGCCGGTTACATTATTAGTTAACTTTACTATCTCATAAGCACCGCCAACCAAATCCATCTCTTTTTTATTTGTCAAGTATTGTGATACAGTTACGATATCAATAGCACTCATTTTATCATACAATCCCTGAATTGCTTTAAAGATTAATTGGTTTTTAGTTTGGTAAAAGAATTCACTTGTAATTTTAGCTATATATGTATGAACTGAATTTTGTTCAATCAATAGCACTCCAAGAATCCTATCTTCTACCTCTTTATTGTTTGGTGGTGTTTTAGCCATTTTAAGCCTGTTTTTTAGTTATTTAATGCTCTCGTGATAGATTCCCTCAAAACTTATTTTAAATCAAACCTTGATATCTTAAAATGCGTTTAAATGATATTTATACTTATTCGAAGATAAAAATTGTATTAAAGAACTATTTTTGTTAAAAAATCCCCTTTATTTATTTCTTTACTTTCTTTCTTTGCATAAGCCTCCCCATTAGGGAGGGTAATAGCCCCCCCATTTTTCCAACGTAAAGCTGCTCCGATTTTACCTTTATCGCTTAGCTTTTTTCTTAGTCCTAGATGGTCGTTTAATCTCCGAGAAAAGAAACCATCTTCAGCGATTGTAAATAAATTAAATTCCTCAATAACTGCTTTTACTTTTACTTCGTTTGTCTGCATCTGCATTGCTAATACTGGAGTAATATTTAAGGGTAAAATCCCACCTGCCTGTGCTAAGTTCTCAACCAAAAACCAATAAATACCATAACCCTCCATCCCTAACTGTTGTCTTAAAAATAAGATTTTAACATCATTTGCCGAATTATAATCGTGGCTAAAGTAATAACTTTTATTCATTTATTTTTATTTTACGTTTGTTATCCTCAAATATTATTTCTATTAGCCCTGTATCTTTTAATTCATTTATCCAGTTGTTTACCGTCATAGTTGATACTTCAAAAGCATCTGCATAATAGGCATTAGATTTATTAATTCTTTTTGTATGCTCTAAGTAAATATAAAAAATCTTTGCTGAATTATTTATTCTATACTCTAAAATATCTTTTTTAATGTTAATCATAAGTTAAATTTAAGGGGTGGCTATTAACCACCCCAAGTTAATTAATTAATTTCTGTGTAAATTTTTCTAGCATCTTTTTTATTCAAAATAGAGAATTCTCCATAATGAATAGTTCTACCGAACTTATTGGTATGCTTGATTAAATCGCATATGATATTTACTCCCATCTTTCTCAGGTTGGTTATCCTGGCAGTTGGGTTTAAAATACCGTTCATTACAAGGTTTAAACTTGTTTGTCTTTTTTCAGTTAGAAGCAAATTTAATACTTCTGCATTCTGATTTGTTGGTGTTGTCATTTTTTTATGGTTTAAAGTGGTTGACTAAGTGAATGATACTGGAATGGTGCATTTTTAATTTCCTTCCAATATCAGTTAAAATAAACCCATTTTCTCTAGCTGCTTTTGAAAATTCTACCCTACGCTTAACAGTTTCGTATTTACGATTGTTCTCTGTTAATTGCTCGTAAGTTATATTATTTTCTTTTAAATAATTAATTGTCCAATAATCTAAATCATTTTTTCCTTTAATAAATACCTTTTTTTCTTTCTCAATTACCTTTACTTTTACTTTCTCTAAAGGGTATCGTTCAAATAATAAAGCAATTTTTTCTAAATCATAATTACTGCAACTTGTATAAATTTGAATGTATTTTAAAATTGTCTTTAGGTTATCTGTCATTCGTTAATTGGTTATAAAGGTTATTCATATATTCCCCTGCCTGATTAATCTTTGATAAAAGTAATTGCATATCTTCAATATTAGCCTCAATTCTAAAAATAAACATTTTTAAGTTATCTGCAATCTCAGGGCAATAACTAACAAAATCGCAAAACTCACTTTCCGTTATCATCATATCGCTTTGGCATTGCCAGTAGTATTGTTTATAGTTTTTCTTAAAATACTCCTGACCTTCAATTAAGCCATTGTTAATATGGTTAGTATAATTATAAGGGCATTTAACCTGGATTATTCCACCGCCTTCTATTAAGCCATCGGGTGTGCCACCGTACAATCCGTTAATCATTTCTATATAACCGCCTGACTTTACAGTTGTTCCTGTCTTACCTTCGTAAAATTTAATTGCTTCGTTCTCTAATTCTAGTCCGTGATTAGTTGCATTAGAAGTAAATTCTCTTTGTACTCCTGTAAGCCTTTCAGCTAGTTTAGATGTTAAATAGTCTTTAGTAGTTGCTGCTAAATTACCTGCTTCAGACTTTAGTTTTGGCTCAACCATTAAATTGTAAATAGTTGAACTTGTGATTTTTCCCATTCTTTGGGTAAACCATTCTGTTGAATATTGTTCTATCATTATTTCATTGCTTTTATAGTTAGTAAATCTTTGTCTCTCAAAACTAAATGTGCTTTTGCTTTTTCGAATACATCCCTTTCTCCTTCATTATATCTAGCTACTAAAGATATCATTTGATGGTCTGTCATAAATGGTTTCTCTGCTCTACCGTGGTCATTTGTAGCATCTGCATCCTTAGTATCATCTATTAGAAATAAACCATTTAATGCGTACTTTCTAGCATAGCTGCTTGATGCTCCGAAGGATTGTGCTATGTCCATTCCTTTACGATTAGGTTCTATTCCTGCGCAGGCAGTAACCGTTATTTCTTGCCCATCTGTATATGGTGGATTAACTGATTCTTTAAATACTATCCTACTTTCGCAATAAATAACCCCTCCAGCTTCCTTAATTGCATCGCTTATTACAAGTTGGCAATTATACTTTGAAAGCAATGGTTTAACCGCTTCGAGTATGTCCTCGCAGCTTCTGTACTTGTACTTACCAAACGCATTCGTTTGATTCTTTGGTGCTTTTAGTTCGTTTTGAATTTTGATTAAATTGCTCATATTAGGTTTATTAAATAGTTACAAGTTTGGGTTAATGCAGTTTTAAATTCTGCTTCTGTTATTTGCTGATAATCTTTATCAAGTGTTAGCTTAGCTATATGCTCAGGGAACCTGTTTACCAATATATCTCTGCCTCCCCAGTTAGATATACCTAAGTCTTCTCTAATAATAGCAAAGTAAGAATCTTGAATAACTCCATTAATTAATTTAAAATATAATGGTAGTTCAAGTGCAATTTCGTTTTCTACTTCGGTTTTAAATTTGATTGTCATAATTAAAAGTTTAAAAGGTTGTCGGCTAATAATGCGCCAATAATAAGGATTGAGATTAGGATTGCGTCTTTAATTTCTTGGTGTGTCATAGTTTTGTTTTATTAATGAATAAATGTAATTAATCCAAGTATTGAAATCACTTGGGGGATTTGGTGGTTGAACTGTTTTCATTTGTTTGGTTTTTAGTTATTAAATAAATTTAACTTTTTTTGATTTTAAAAATACTTTTACTTTATTTATTTGCTCAACAAAATCTATAATTCTTTGTGTTTTTCTTTCTTCCTTAGAATAAGTATAATAAGTTGTAATAAAATCTTTGTATGTACTTAACCATTGCTCAACTGTATAAGCTGGTAAACCATTTAAGATTAAAAATTTTTCGTTTGAAGTTGTCATTTTGTTTGTTTTTTCGTTATTGATAAATCAAAGATAAAACGAATATTCCAAACTACCAAATAAATTTTAAAGTTTTTTTTAAATTAATTTATATTATATATATAATTATTTTAATAACTATTGATTCTATTAGGTTTCAAACAAAAAACCCCATCGTAGAAACGACAGGGTTAAAACCAAAACTAAAAAACAAACTATCTTTTTGACCTTTCGTATTCAATTAGCTTATCAGCAAACATATCGACAAACAATTCATTATACTTTAATTTCTCTAAGTTCATTGCATTTAAAATATGGTGTATTAATTCGTGGTAGAATATCTGCTCCTTACTTCTTTTATTAACTTTCTTACCGCCGTACTCATCGCACAAAGTAATTATATTCAAAGTAAAGTCAGCTTCTCCCATACATTTATTGTCTTTGCAATAATCATTATCAATTATTACTTCAATGGTCTTACCATTTAATTTAAATTTTTCAGGTATTAATATTGAGCCGTTCATCCTTTATAAATTATTCCGTTATAATAACATTCGCCATTTAATATCAAAGTAGGTTGTGCAAAGAATCCTGTCTTTGTAAATACAACCTCAATGAATCCCTGCTGCCAATCTGCAGTCTTACCAGTAGGAAAAAACTCTACCTCTTTCGTTAACCTAGTGCAACCTGATTCAAGCCATACATACGGATTCTTTCTATTCGTTAAATACTTAGAATTTAATCTGTGTGTATGACCAGTGCTTCCACTACCCATATATTCAAAAATGTTTTTCTCTGCTGCGCTTTTATTTAAACTTAATCCGTGTGTTACATCAAATATGTTAAATAAATTATACACATCGCTTTCATCATAAATAAAGCCATCGCTTTGCTTCAAATCTAGCATTTCATTATACTTAGTACTATTATAATTCTTATAAAGAACTGCTAATCTTGCTAACTGCTTATCGCCTAGATTATAAGGATTTGTTATTCTCTCATCGTGGTTGCCTAGTCTTACCCTAATCTTAGCATCTGTGCTTAATCGTAAAGGCTTAAGTATCTGCTCTTTAGTGTATTCAATCTCTCCAACTTCGGTATATCCTTTTAGTATGCCCTCCTGGTAAAGTTTCTGACTATGCTTTGATATGTAAGGCATATCTGTTACATCGCCATTAATTATTACCTCATCAAATTTATTATGTTGCAGCACTTGATTAATACAACGTAAAGCTGAAAGGTCTGCTAACCATCCGTGGCAATCTGAAAATATTAATACTTTATAAAGTTGCTTATCAAATAACTGTTTCTGTTGCCACCATTCCGTTTGTGTTTTATTGAATCTTGGGCGCATAAGTTTTATTTAGTGAAGTATAGTTTTGATTCGGTTGCTCTTCTAATTGTTAAACCTTTTAATTGTTTACCACCTGCTTTATCCCATCTCATAAATTCAGCTTCAATAGTCTTATCGTTAGGATTTGCTTTTACTTTTTTAAATAACGTGCTTCTAGTTAATGCTGCACTACCGCAATTATATTGAAATAATAATAAAGCATCAAATTGGTTCTGTGTAACCTCTGTCTTTCCTAGTTCTTTATTTAGGTATTTCGCTTTCTTATCTACCTCGTTTTTTAATAATGCTTCCGCTTCTGCTAGGCTTATCTTACTGCCCATTATTATAGAATTGCCTTTTATATCCGATATGCTACCATATCCAATAGTTACCACATTTGCCGGACAACGATAAGCCTCTAATTTACAACCTTCAAATAATTTTAATAATCTATAAAATTCATTTGATGGTGTCATATATCTAATATTTTTATAAGTTTAATTAAATAGGGTATTGAGAATCCTATTAATAATGCTATCAACCAATAAATAACTTTATTCTTTCTGCCTACCTTACTGGTTAAATCATCATTAGACTTCTGAATAGAAGTAGTAACTTTTGTTAAAGAATCAAACCTAGCATTTAAGATAGTTAATTTAGCCGTTGATTCTATTGACTTTGTTATTGTTTTGTACGGTAATTTAACGTACACTTTTTTCGTCCCATATATTGTATCTATTCGGGACAAGCTTGTATCAAAGTGAGGGTAAATTACCTCGATTGTTGTATCAAAGTGAGTGATGATTGTGTCAACTTTAATGACATTGCAAGGGAATGAATCTAAGGCGATTTTAGCCACTATTTCAGGATAGCTGCCCAATGCCTTGTTAACTTGTTTAACCGCCTTATTTTGGGTGTAGCAGCCTCCTAATAAGAAAGCTGCTACTAATATCCTATAAACCCTTAACATCGTGGTCCTTAGAATATAATCCTAATAATACCACCCCGATAGCAGCTACTAATTGTAGACCGCTTTTGCCTGTGAAAGCACCTTGATTATATGCTTCTACTAAAGCATCTACTATAAAAGGAATACCTGCTAGTAAACCTGCTAAACTCGTCTTAAAGTTTTTCATTTTTATCATCTTTTAAAAGTTTAAAAAGTGTGTAAGCTATTGATAACAATAATAAGGTAATGCGTAAGTAAGTTTCAATATTTGTCATTGATACCGAAAGCGCAAAACCATTAAAAATATATATCTTATAATCCTGAAGGTTCATTAGTCTTGTTTTACAAATCTTGGATATTGAGATAAGATTGTAGAATCTATAGGAGCATTACTAATTCCCCATACTGCAACAACTGATGCCGGTATATAGCAGTTAAAATCAGCTAACTGGTTGTTGTTCTTACCTCTTAATGTTACATAGGTATTGCACCCCTCTCCGTTGCTTGAAAGGTTGTTAGCAGTCCAACTTAATGACCAAGCTAAATCACCTGAATAGTTGACAATAACTGGCTTAATTAAGATGCCACCTTTTTGGTAATAGATTGTGTCTTTTCCAATGATTGCAGTATCACTACTATTTCTAAACATTTGCGCTTTTGTTGACAAACTAGCCAACACTAAAACTGATAGGATTATTTTTTTCATATTACTTTTTTATTTCTTTAGGTTTTGTTGCGATTAACTCATATTTACTAAGTGCTTCTAAAACATAATTTGAAGCCGCTTTTGAATCCAATTGCTTTTGAATTATTGCAATTACGTTTTTAAAAGTTGTTGTGTCCATCTTAACGATTAATGTATCAGATACTTGGCTAAATGCTGCTGACATACTTAATGCCATTACTAGGGTTGTAATTGTTTTTTTAATCATTTGATTCATTTGTTTTCTAATGTTTGAATTTTTGTTTGTAATTCTTTTATTTTAGCTGATAGTTCTTGTACCGCTTTAACTAAATATGGCACTAAAAAATCAGTTTTTAAAGCTAACATCCCTGTTTTTTCATCTGATATATTTACGGCTTGTGGTATTATTTCTTGTACATCTTGGGCAATAAATCCTAAATTATTTTTTTGCCCATTTATATAATCAAAATGTTTAGGTTTCATTTTTAAAACCATATCCAAACCATTTTCAACATCTGATATATTTTCTTTCATTCTTCTATCTGAACCATATGCCCAAGATGATGCTAATAAAAATCCATACCCATCATTTCTAACTAACATTGTACTTGCAGTAGATGAATTAGCTACAACTAAACCATAATCAGATGAACCTGTACTTGCTCCTTGTACCCTTAATCTTTGTCCTGAAGCCCCTGAATGTCCTATCGATACATCCCCCCCACTTGTAATACGCATTCTTTCTGTAAAACTACCGCTAGTTGCAAAAACTATATTTTGAGAATTAGATAATGCATAATCACTTGCAGCCCCTCCTGATACAATAGCAGCAGCACTTCCAGTATATCCTATTGGACTTCCATTATTATTAAATTGTAAATATGTACTTGTACCTCCTGCAACTCCATTAATAATTTGATATGAATTTGTTTGTAATGAACTAGAGAATGTAGCTGCTCCTGTAGAGGCTATGGTAAGTGATGGAGTTGCATTTAAAACTCCTGCTGAAGATGTATAAAACTTTAAACCGCCATCATAAGTAGAAAAATTTGATAAATAACCACTAATTCTGCCTGAATATTTACCCATTAACCCCCTGCCAAAATCAATACTTACTTCATCATTAATATCTGATGATAATGTATTGGTTGATAACTTTAATAAAGTTAATTGAGGTGTTCTTGTTCCTTGAATATCTACAACATTGGCAAACCTTCCTGTACCATTAACGTCTAGTTTATATCCTGCATCTGTTGTAGTGCCAACAAGAAGATTACCTGTTGTATTTAAAATAAGTCCTCTATTTGCAGTTCCATTAACGACCATTTTAATTGCACCGTTACTTACTATACCAACATTATCTGCTGTAGCTGATTCATAAGTAAATATTCCA